AAGCATTACACCACGCAATGGACTGGCGAAGAGTACGAAGAGATCTATTTGGAGAACGAGTCGTGGATGGATCAGCCCGATCCCAAGGTTACGCGCAACTTCATTTTTTCCCAGCTCGTCACGGACCTTATGCTTCACGGTCGCGGATTCTGGTACATCACCAGCCGATCCACTGCCACAGGACGCCCGCTTTCGTTCCAATGGTTACCCGCCGCAATGGTGACGACCATGGATCAGGCTGGACCGCAATGGTTCGGCCCGTCCGACCAAGTCGAATTTAACGGTTACCCACTTGCAACCGATGACGTCGTGCAGTTCTTGGCACCGACTCAAGGTCTGCTGTACACAGGTAACCGGGCAATCATGACGGCCTTAAAACTTCAGCAAGCCGCCGACCGTTTTGCTGTCAACGAAATTGCCGCTGGTTGGTTGCAACAGACCGACGCATCCGAACCAATGTCAGCGGAAGATCTTTCAGAACTCGCAGCTGCTTGGCGTAACGCTCGACAAGTTGGTGCCATTGGCGCACTTAACAGCGTCGTGACTTTTAAAGAGTTCTCCAGTGACCCGAACAAACTGCAACTGATTGAGTCGCGTCAATTCCAGTCGTTAGAACTGTCTCGGGCCACTGGAATTCCCGCATACCTTTTGGGCATTGGCGTACAGGGCTACACATACCAGAACGCGCAACAAGCCCGACAAGATCTCTATTTGTTCGGCACCAAACAATACTTGGATGCCATTGAACAAACATTGTCAATGAACCAACTTTTACCGCGTGGACGATACGTCAAATTTGATGTTTCGGACTATGTCTACGAAAACGATCTAGGGAATGTTGAGCGCGAACCCGCTTTTGATTCAGGAAACCGCGAGGAAGAATATTCATGATTAGATTGACCGCTCAACAGATTACGCTCGACGCGTCCGCTGATGGTGAACCGTCGCGTCAAATTACTGGCCTTGCAGTCCCGTGGAATGTCAAGGCCCAATTGAGTGGTGGCGAGAGTGTGGTCTTCCTTGAGGGCTCACTTCCCGAGGACGGCCCGATGCCAAAGCTCTTGGAATACCACGACGACACGCGCGTCATTGGTCGAGTCACCGAGCGCGTATCAACTTCTGAGGGCATGATGTTTGTGGCAAAACTGAGCGCCACTCGCGCCGCCGATGATGCTCTTGCACTGCTTGCCGATGGCGCTTTAGACAGCGTTTCGGTCGGAGCAATCCCCACCAAGTTCAAGCGCCTGTCAGACGGAACCCTAGAGGTCTCTCAAGCCCGATTCGTAGAACTATCGCTCGTCACTGTGCCAGCCTACGAATCAGCACAGGTCTACTCAGTCGCCGCCTCATCACCCGATGAAAGCGAACCCGACGAAACCGAAACCCCAACAGAAACAACACCAACACCATCCGAGGAGGATGAAATGTCAGAACCCACAACCGTTGAAGCCGCTGTTGCGACTCAACCCATCTATGCAACCGCCGTTAAGCGTGACGCAAAATTGCCGACCGCTGTCGAATACTTGAGTGCTGCCATTGCTGGCGGAACTGCTTGGGAACGTATGCACGAAGCACTTCGCGCCGCAGCTCCCGACGTGGTCACCACCGACACACCCGGTGTACTCCCAACCCCAATCCTTGGACCTGTCTACAACAACTTCATCGGCCGTCGTCCAGTTGTTGATGCAGTTGGTGCCAAGTCCATGCCGGGTGGAGGCAAGATCTTTATTCGTCCCGAGGTCACGACTCACACGAGCATTGGTGCAAGCCTTGCCGAAATGAGCAACCAGTCAGGCACTTTCGTGGTGAGTTCGAATCAGGTCACCAAGCAAATTTTCGGTGGCTATGTCAACATCTCCGAAGCCGATCTTGATTGGACCGATCCCGCAATCTTGTCAATCTTGCTTGACGACATGGGCCGTATCTACGCAAACGCAACCGACAACTACGCAGCCGACACTTTGGTCGCTGGCGCAACAACCACGCAAGCTTTTGCTGCTGCCGACACTGGCAAGCCTGAAGTTTGGGCCGCTGAAATTGCTGAAGCTGCAGCAACAATTCTCACTTCGTCAAATGGCAACTTGCCGACTCACTTATTTGTGGCTCCTGGAATTTGGCAGGATCTCATTTCTTTGTCGGATTCGAGCAAGCGTCCGTTATTTCCACAGATTGGCCCAATGAACGCATTTGGTAATCTTGCACCCGGTCAGGTCAACGGTAACGCTTTCGGTCTGCAAGTTGTTGTTGACCGCAACTTTGCAAGCGCAACTTGTATTGTCGGCGACGCATCTGGTTACGAACTGTTTGAACAGCAGAAGGGTGCAATCTCGTTGGACAACCCGTCCACCTTGAGCCGCACCATTGCGTTCCGTGGCTACTTCGCCGCCTTGATGATTGACAGCTCCAAGTTCGTCAAGTTCACGTTCGCCTGAGCCGACTGACTAAGTAGAGAGACTGCACCATGGCCACATTTAGCGTGACGCACCACCAGCGTCTAGACGATGTTGCTGTGGTGCAGACCCTCGAAGCAACCGACATCACAGTCGGCCAGACAATCACACTGACAGGACTCGGTCACAGTCTCAACGGCACGCACATTGTTATCGCTGTACCGGTCAACTTGTTCGCTGGCGTTAACGAAGCAGGCGACCTGCTTTACAACGAAAACGAAATCATTGTCAACCAGTTGATGTTTCAAGATGTTGGCGACGATCTAGAACGATCCGCTGCCGACCCGTTTGGAACTTTGACATGGAATTTGAGTTGCACATGGTTGTCATCAACTGCACCAGTAATTGAGTTTCTTGGGATCTCGTCGGCCACGGCAAATGACACCGCTTTTCTAACGACTTGTGTCGCAGCTGCAAACGCTTGGTGTTTCAGGCGTCGCGTGCAGGCTGGTTACCACGACAGTCTCACGACCGTCCCTGACAGTTCAGTGCTGTTAGGAACCACGCTTTACGCCGCAGGGCTTTACCGTGAACGCGGGACCACTGGCGACTCATACGCGTCGTTTGGTGACATGACAGGACCACCGCTTATGACCTTGGGTCGAGTTAACCAGTTGCTCGGCATTAAACGATCGCAGTGTGCATGAAATGGCGGGCATCTTCACGGACGCGATTGATGCTGTCTCAGCAACGATCACGGCTCTCGGGCTTAAGCCTGTCACTGATCCTCGCAACGCTCGACCGCTTACTGTATTTATTGAGCTTCCTGTTTTCACTGCGTTCAATAACCAAACAGCGGACATCACGATTGACCTCAGAGTGTTGGGCGCGCCACCCGGCAACAGCGACACTACGGACTACATACTCGGAGTCGTTGACACGCTCATGAACTCCACTCTTGCAGTTGTATCTGGACGGCCCTCACTTGCTCAGATCGGATCGCAAGATCTACCCGCTTACGACCTCACAATTAGAATCGGCTCAAGCCGCAGATAAAGGACAAAACAATGCCCACAACTTACCTATCAAACCCCACCGTCAATGTCACCAGCCCGTCAGCAATCGCGCTCACCAGCAACTGTTCTGCAGCGGTATTGACTTTGACCGCCGAGGCTTTGGAAAATACGAGCTTCGGTCAGACATCCCGCACGTTCACGGCTGGGTTGTTCAGCAATGAATTGACCTTGACCTTGTTTCAGGGTTACGGAACGACTGAAGTGGAAACCTACTTGAACAGTTTGTTCGGTGTTGCCTCCACCATTGTTGTCAGCCCTTCAGGAACAACCGAGTCCGCTTCGAATCCTGAGTACACGCTCACTGGTTGCTACCTTGAGACCGTCACGCCGATTAACGCGACTGTCGGCGAACTGTCAGTCGTTGAGGCCGTGTTCAAGGGTGGCACCTACGGTCGCGACATTGTCACGCCATAATTCGTAAACTGATCCAATCCCGACTAGGAGAACCATGAAATTAACACTTAGCGTCCGACTCACCGATGGTGAGACTTACCGAGTAATCACAAACCTGTTTGTGATCATTTCGTGGGAGCGTAAATTTAAACGACGAGCATCAGATCTGAGCAGTGGGATCGGGATGGAAGATCTAGCGTTTATGGCTTACGAAGCCAGTAAACAGCAAGGTCACCCGGTCCCAGTCTCATTTGATGAGTTCGTCAAAAAGTTAGAAGATCTAGAAGTTGTGGAGACTGAGACCGCAGTCCCTACGCAGGAGGCCACCGACGTCAGCTAGCAGCTCTGCTAGTTGAGACTGGGTTCTGGCCTCCACAAATAACATTTGAGACAGACGATTTGGCAACTTGTGTGCAGATCATCAACGAGCAGAGAAAGAAAACCTAATGGCTGCAGATGTGAGACTTGATACTTACGGTCTGCAGGACGCATTGAAGAAAATGCAGAAAATCAACCCTGCTATCCGTCGCACTCTGCTCAAGGATACGAAGGTCGCGGCTCAGCCTTTGGTGGATTTGATCAACAGTCGAATCCCAACAACACCACCGTTAAGCGGGATGAATCACAACGGTCGCACCGGGTGGAAGAACGCCAAGAAGGTGCAGATTTCGTTGAACACTCGCAAGCCTCGTAAGGGTTCGGCGACTGCTGGCGCTGAACAGATCGCAGTGGTTCGTGTGGTCACTAAGGGTGCCCCTGTGGCGATCACGGACATGGCTGGCCGTGCTGGTGGCACTAAGTCGCGCCGAGAGTCAAAGTATCGCCGACCTAATTTTGCGTCAGCTCTTCAGGGCGAACCGTCGCGCTATATGTGGAAAGACGTGGATCAGATGGTCGCCGAAACTGAGCGGGCTTTGAAGCCGATCATTGACCAGTTCATGGTTGATGCACAAAGAGAGTTCAACTGATGGCTATTAACCTCCCAATCATTTCTGAGTGGAATCCCAAGGGCATTGATAAAGCGATTGCCGACTTTAAGAAACTGGAAACCAACGGGCAAAAAGCAGCGTTTGCAATCAAGAAAGCAGCGGTCCCTGCAGGGCTCGCGATCGCAGCTCTTGGCGCTGTCGCTTTTGATGCTGTCAAAGCGTTCGCCGAAGATGAAGCCGCAGCCGAAAAACTTGGTTTAACTCTGAAGAACGTCACCTACGCAACCGATGACCAGATCGCCTCAGTTGAAAAGTTCATCACCAAGACTTCTAAAGCCGCCGCTGTTGCCGACGATGAACTTCGCCCGGCACTCGACAAACTGGTTCGTGGCACTGGCGATGTTGCCAAAGCCCAAAATCTGCTCACTCTTGCGCTGGACATCTCTGCGGGCACTGGCAAGGATCTTGGCGCTGTTTCTGACGCGCTGTCAAAGGCTTACAACGGCAACTTCACAGCACTTAAAAAACTAGACCCAGCACTCGCCTCGTTAATTGAAGAGGGCGCTGACGCTGACGATGTGTTCGGTCGTTTGGCTGGCACGTTTAATAATCAAGCGTCGACTGCTGCAAACACAACATCTGGTCAAATGAAAAACTTGTCTATTCAGATGGGCGAGTTTAAGGAGTCCATCGGCGCAGCTGTTGCACCACTAATTCAAAAAATGCTTCCAGCACTTTTACAGTTTTCAACATTTGCTCAAGAAAACACGAAACTAATTGTTATTCTTGGAGCCGTAATTGGCACGTTTGCGTTAGCAATCATTGGTATTAACGCAGGCCTTGCGATTTACAATACGATCCAAGCCGTGACCCTTGCCCTGAACACTGCACTGACGGCATCGTTCTCGGCGCTGTGGGTCGCCACAGGTGCAGTCGTGATCCTTGCGATCATTGCTGCATTGGTCGCGTTACAAGTCAAGTTTGACATTTTTGGCAAAGCGATAGATGGACTCAAGGCTGGCTTTATGGCTTGGTGGGGCGTTGTCCAGTTTGTGTTCGGTGCAGTCAAAACAGGGTTTGCTGAATTGGCAGATCTTGGGAAAGCGATTTTTGACGGTATTGGCGGAGCGTTCAAGGGTGTTATTAACGCTGTCATTTCGGCAATGGAAAAGGGCTTGAACTTTGCTATCAAAGGATTGAATACGATCCTTGACGGAATTGACAAAGCAGCCGGGCCGTGGGTCAATTTTGGAACTATCCCAGAAGTAAGTTTGCCTCGATTAGCTGAAGGTGGCATCGTGACAGGCCCAACGATTGCCATGATCGGTGAAGGCCGTGAACCCGAAGCAGTTATCCCGTTGTCGAAGTTAGGCAGTATGGGTTTTGGTGGTGGCGGTGGCGGTATTACTGTCAATGTCAACGGCGGAGACCCCAACAGCATTGTTAGAGCCTTACAGCAGTATGTGCGCCAGTCAGGCCCGATACCACTTAATGTTCGGACAATGTAACCATGCCGAAAAACAGTTGGATTTTTGACAGCGTAGGAAGGGACATAACAAACAAAGTTTTGTCTATGAATATCAGCCAAGGCCGCACTAAATACCTTGACACCTATTCTGGTGGTTCACTGACTTTTACTATCAACAATTCAAGCAACTTTGCTTCAACTATTGACTACCAAAGCCCGATAGTGCTTAAAAGCAAATCGGACAACAGCGAATTTTACGAATGGTTTTGGGTTCGTGAAATCACATTTCAGGATTACCCAGGCAACACAGGCTTAAATACTGCAACCATTGTTTGTTCAGACTGGGTAAACCGTTCAGGTCAAATTAACGCCAACGCCAAAGCAATCGCCGCCGCTACAACCAGTTACGGGTTCTACATTTTCGGTGACGGTTACGGTGGCCCGCTACCGGCTTCAATGAAAGTAGCAATTATTACCAGTAGCACCCAATGTTCAGCAAGCACCTACACAGGTTCAGTGCTGAACTATTACAATTATTTGGTCAACACAGAACGAGGATATTTAGTAAGTCGAATTGACACCCTTTACCCGATTAGCCGTGACGCTATGCAGTCATATACGCCAGGCAGTGTTACTTTGGGGCGCACTACTTCAACCACCCAAATTGCTTACAATTCGTTTGAACGCATACAAAACGGGGTGCAGTACATAAACACGGCTACAACTAACCCTGCTGGTTTGACAGCCCAAACAGCCACCAACACTGCTTCAGTTGGGTCTTATGGTCAATCGTTTTACAGTTCTTCAACGGTAGACGCCACCGAAACGCAAGCATTAGGTAACGCCCAATGGATTTCTAACAATTTTAATGACCCGTATTCGTTGCGGTTTACATGCACTTTTGATGATGTATCACAAAATGCGACAGCGTTAACTGCTTTTATGCAACAAATTTTTGGTGGTGTTAACCGCACTATCAACTTTAAATATCAGGTACCTGGCGGTTCAGAAACCACAGTGGCCTGCGTCATTGAAGGATATTCAATTAACGCTACGCCTGAATCGACACAGTATGTGCTTAATTTGTCGCCGTTGCAGTACTACCAGTTTTTTACACTTAACAGCACTACTTTAGGTATTTTAGACACCAGTCGACTTGGCTGGTAAAAGGAGAATTATGGCAGTTAACCCAAACACAGACTTCTCGTCGGGTGCAGTCCTGACAGCAGCACAACAGAACCGTTTCCCTCGTGGAATCATGTCGTACAACACCAACACTGCGACCGATTCGGCTATCACGGTTGAGGAAATAGAAATTACTGGGTCAGCGTTTACGGCAGTAGCAAACCGTCTATACCGAATTATCTATTACGAACCAGGCTTTGGTTCATCTACGAACGCCGCAATGATCATGCGAGTACGGCTAACAAACGTTACTGGCGGAATCCAACAGGAAGCAATTATAGAAAACACAGGTTTACAACAACAAACCGGTCTGCTTGTTGGATATTCAACTTTTTCGGCTGGTTCTACTGTTCTAGTTGCAACATTGCAAACCAATGCTGGGACAGGTTCCGCCAATCGTTCAGCGGTCAAGTTTGCAATACTTAGCGTAGAGGATGTGGGCCCAATATGATTGTTTACATTGGCGGAGATACTGCTCAAGAACAAACACAAAACTGTCGTTCAGTAATTAGATACGAATTATCTAATTCTGATTGGACACAGATCCCTAACAACCCTTTGACACCTGAATATTCGGCAGAATGGGCTGTGTACCGTCAAGAGTTGCGTGACTTCATGGCGACATGGACACCAAGCAACGAAGCCGACCTACCAGATCCGCCGATGCCATGAAAACGCTTGCCGTAATTGCAGCTCTCGCCGTCGTCCTTATGTTTGTCATTACAGGGTGTAGCGACCGCACTCGACACACCTGCGAAACTAAACCAACAGCGACAAGGTGTGACCAATGAAGAAATACACAAACTCTGAGATTAAGGCCCGACTCATTTTGATCGTCGGCATCACACTGTCACTGACGTTTGTTCTCAGCACTGCCTCTCTGATCTACGGACTTTTATTCGTCGTACAGCCGATTGACAAAGTTTCGCCCAATGACGAATCGGCATGGTCGTTACTTTCACCGATGATGCTGTTTCTAACAGGTGCCCTATCTGGCATCCTTGCTAGCAACGGCTTAAAGGACAAGGAAAAAGAACATGACAATTAGACCGTACACAGGTAGCACCGACGGCAACCATCCAACACCGCGCGCCGGCACAAAACGATTCGTGGAGTTTTGCGAGTACTTGTTTGGTGTAAAGAACATTGGCATCTACGCGAACCGACCGATGCGATCAGGCCCACAGCTGTCCGTCCACGCGACATGGCGAGCCACCGACCTGAAAGGCACCAAGGCCCAACGCAAAGCCTTAGTCGAATTCCTGTTTCAACACCGCGACCTTTTAGGCATTGAAGAAATCCATTCTTACGACGGGACAGGCGTAGCGTTCCCGACTGACAAGTGGGGCGCTGGATACCGATCCTCACGCGACAACTGGCTTAAATGGACAATCTCACGCAACGGTGGCACACCCGGTGCCGACTGGGTTCATGTAGAGATTTCGCCGCTTATGGCCGACAACCCCAAACTAGTTGAGGACGCGTTCGCCCAGATATTTGCTCAATGACTTGACATTCGGTTTGGGAGTCGGTCAAATGACTGACAACCAAGTGCGTCCCGTGATAGCGGGACCCCGACCGCAGGAGGAAAGCAATGCAACCATCCCTTTTTGACGTTCTCGTGAAAACACCCGAGATGATCAAATACGAAGCCTTTAAAGAGGCAAACCCGTGGGTCATGCCCGCACTACTGCAGATGGTCTACAAGCTGCACATCCAAGGGCACACCCACTACGGGATAGCGGCCCTTGTCGAAGTATTGCGATATCAACACGCAACGACCAACGATCCCACCAGCGAATTTAAATTCAACAACAATTATCGCGCTTTTATGGCCCGTGAAATCATGCAAGAAAACCCGATATTTGAAGGCTTTTTCAGCACCCGCAAATCAGTTGCGGATTTATCAGAGGACTCCTAAATGAACCTTAAACGACTAGCATTTTTAGCATTCGGCACCTATGGACTGTGCGCACTTTGGGCGATCACTGGCGTTCAAGAGACCACAGTGACCCTTCAGGTTCCGTCTGTGCCCTCCACGGTAACGCTCGGGATGTTGACACCCCAACAACTTGAGGACCGCGCAGAAGAGCTCACAGCAACAACAACTTCTACAACGACCAGCACCACCTCTAGCACAACTAGCACCGTTCCGTTCACAAGACTTGCCGACTTTCACCCGGACACCAAATGCCAAGAATGGTTCCAGACTGCGATTACGGTCGGCTGGCCGAATAACACTGAGACATTAGAAAAATTGGGTCGCCTGCTGTGGAAAGAAACGAGGTGCTTGAACATTACGCCGTTGTCCAGTGACCCTGAGTTAGTGAAATGGTTTAACGGCCATGACCACGGTGTCGCGCAGATTAACCAAATCCACACTAAGTACGTGGAGCAAGTGTTTAACATGCCGTTTGCTGAAGCGATGTCCGACCCGACCCTAAACCTGCGTTTTGCTTACTTGCTGTATTCCGACCTAGAAGAAACAGGCAGGTGCGGATGGAAACCTTGGAAATTGTGCTAAGTCACTGGAGAGATCATGCAGCTTGTCGAGGTATGCCCATTGATTTGTTCATTCACAGGCTCGGCGAAAAACAGATTGTCAAAAGGATTAAGGAAGCAAAAGCGGTTTGTGCAGGTTGCCCGGTACGACCTGAATGTCTTAACGAGGCGTTGCAGTATTTAGCCGATCAGGAAGAATGTGCAGGTATTTGGGGCGGTTTAACATTGAACGAACGCAAAGAGTTGATCTTTGCCACACCGCTGGTTTATCGTGACGGCAAATACCGACAAATTAGGGAGCCCCGACCGTGATGACTCAAATTCAAGAAATGACCGCAATGATCGCTAAAGCCGACATTGCTATGAAGGCAGCAACTTGGGAGATTGAACGCCTTAGGGATGACGTAGCGATGCTTAGGAAGGCTCTCACTGAGTTGGCTTATGTTGCTGAGGAGAACGGCGTCTATTTGTCCAATTTGACGAAGAGCACGCAGGATGTCATCGTGGCTATGCGTCTGGGTGGGTTCAAGTGAAGTGCGAAATCTGCGACGCCGAGTTCCGTACTGGCGATATCCGTATGCGTAACGAGTTGCGCGGTATCTGCTTGCTATGCGCCGAAGAAGGCGGTTTTGTCGGTATGACACTGGAAGAAACTGCCCGATGCGTAGCAATGATTCGAGTCATCAATCAATTAAAAACCCAAACGCCTAAACAGGCCCGACACTTAAAGGACATGGAGTCATGAAAAACAAAGAACAAGAATTGTGGGAACAAGAATTACGCCATAACAGAGAAATAGTTTTATGGTCTCAACGCTCAGAACGATGGAAAAAGATTGTTTTGATGTATGAGGAACTTATGGAAAATACTCGTCGCAGTACTGGGTTGAACGGTGATCAACTTCTTGACGCTGTTTGTCGTAATTCGGATTTGTATTTGGAAATCCAAAACGAAATTGATAAAGCCCATGTAATTGATGGCGAAGATTTTGGCGGGGGTTACTGATGAGTTTCAACCCAGCCGATTACGCAGAAGTAGCAGAACGCCTGCCCGCATTTTGGAAGGACTGCGCACGCGGTCGCATTATCACCGAGATAATCGTGGACGACGGCACACGCATCGTCATGAAAGCGGAACTATATGCCGACATTGCTGACACAGTCCCGACTACTACTGGGTACGCCGAGGAGATCCGTGGCTCAAGCATGGTCAACAAAACCAGTGCCCTAGAGAACTGTGAAACCAGTGCTATCGGACGGGCCCTAGCGAACTACCAGTACCAAGGCTCAAAGAAACGCGCCTCGCTGGAGGAGATGGTCAAGGTGTACCGCCAAGGCGAACAACCACAAACGACCACTAACGCAGCTCCTGAACGAACCCAATCGCTTGGATCATCCAGCGAACCGCCGACAGCCAAACAAATGGCCATGCTTCGAGCCAAAAACTATGAAGGTCAAGCACCAACCACAAAACGTGAAGCGTCCGAAATCATTGATCGGTTGATGAATTCGTGACCTTGACAGTTGGCAGCCTGTTTAGCGGTATCGGTGGGATTGACCTCGGGTTAGAACGTGCCGGTATGACTGTCAAATGGCATTCCGAGATAGACCCTTACGCGTGTCGCGTCCTAAAAAAACATTGGCCGTTAGTGCCCAACATTGGAAACATAAAAGAAGTTCAGTGGGATCAAATAGAACCAGTTGATTTGATCGCTGGTGGCTACCCATGCCAACCGTTTAGCACTGCAGGCAAACGACAAGGAGACAAAGATGAGCGACACTTATGGCCTTACTTCCTTCGAGCCATTAGCGAGTTACGACCAAGATTCGCATTGTTGGAAAATGTACGCGGTCACCTCTCTATGGGGTTTGACCGAGTCCTTGGAGACCTTGCCGAAATCGGGTATGACGCGGAGTGGCAAATTGTTTCAGCAGCCAGTGTCGGCGCGCCTCATAGACGAGACCGAATCATTTGCGTGGCCTACCCCGAGAGTGACTGGCAGCGGAGAGGACATAGCAAAAATACAGGAACGATTTCGGAATGGGTTGCAATACAAACAACGTTTAGAAGAAGCGGTTGCGTTATATCCAACAATGAGTGCGTCGGGTATGGGGAACACGGGATCGCGACAGATATTGCAGCGACGAGTCGAATCTGGCGACATGACCGAAACAGAACTGAAGGCTATGTCGGCTGGCAATGGTGGGAGACTGAACCCGACGTGGGTCGAGTGGCTCATGGGATTCCCGCTCGGGTGGACAGACTTAGAGGACTCGGAAACGCAGTCGTCCCACAAGTCGCAGAATACGTCGGACGAATGATCATGGCATCACTATGAACGAACCATCTGAAGCCGAGTTCCAAAAGGCTGTTATCACGCTCGCTAAGTTGCATCGCTGGAAAGTCATGCACACCCAGCCCGCACAAGTACGCGCAGGCCGTTGGATCACACCCAACACAGGCGACCAAGGCTTCCCCGACCTAGTGATGACACACTCAGCACGAGGCACCATCTTTGTCGAATTGAAAGCAGCGAAAGGTGTGGTGTCCGAAGCCCAATGGGATTGGATCAACACGCTTGAGGACGCAGGGTGTGAAGTCCACGTTTGGCGACCCAAAGACTTAGAGAAGATCAGCGCACGGTTATCCACAGCCCCTAGCAATATGCCACGCGTCTAGTATCGTTTCACAACTGACACCATCAGAGCGCACAGAGGCGTTCACTAGCCCTTGCAGGAACCTGACACCTGCTCTGGGAACACTCGGCAACGAGGGTAGACGGTCACGCCTTAGCGACCGATCAGCGTTCAAACGTACATTGCGAATGGTTGTCCACCGAACAAAACTAGACAGGCTCCCATGGGCTACTTGCCCTAAATAGTGGGGGACACAAACCTTACGCGCAACCCATGTCAACCGAGGACAACCGAGCGAGTGCCCTTCTCGCTTGGGCGTCAGTATCTCTTGACCTTGACCTATGCTCTTGACCTATGAGCGGCAACCCGATCTACAACACCAAACAATGGAAACAACTACGAACCCAAGTCCTACAAGAAGAACCCATCTGCCACTGGTGCCACAAGAAACCAAGTAGCCAAGCAGATCACGTTGTTGAGTTAGACCGCGGCGGCGACCCCTACGACAGAACCAACATTGTCGGCTCATGCGCCAGTTGCAACGCTCGGCGCGGCGCCATCCATGTCAACAAGAAAACAGCGACACGCATACAAAATCGCGCAAAACTTTCTTTTTTGGACGAACAGAACACCCCGAACCCCTATCCCGAAATACCCTCAACTAGCCTGAACCAGCAGGAACCAGCCCGAACCAGCGGTGGTTCAGTCATATCTGGTCGTATCGAGCCGAGGTTGGTCACGCCTGTTCCACCCGGTGAGAGTTTTGGTCCTGCCCTGACTGCTTGGGCGAAGCGCGTGCTCAATATTGAGTTAATGGAATGGCAAAAGCGGATTGTGAACGACGCGTTGACTGTGGATGCCGACGGCGACTTCGTGTTCCGTGAGGCTTGTATCAGTACGGCCCGACAAAACGGCAAGAGTCTTGTGATGCGGGCGGTCGCTGGGTTTATGGCTACCGAATATGCAGCTGCACGTCGCGAGCCTCAGACGATTGTTCTTGTTGCTAACCAAAAGCGTCGGAGCATGGCCTTGTTTCGTGATGTCGTCCGCGACCTTGAGGACAAGTTTGAGATGAAGGTCAGATGGCAGAACGGTGACGAGCGGATCAACTTTCCAGACGGCTCGAGCATTTCAGTTGTCGCGGCGTCAGCTCATGCACATGGATTAACGGCATCAGTTTTGCTGGTGGACGAATGCTGGGATATTGGTCCCGACGTTGTATTTACTGCGCTCAGGCCGAGCCAAGTCGCCGTCCGAAATCCCATGATGATGCTTTTCAGCACGGCGGGCGATCAGGGCAGTACCGTGCTCCTGCAACTAAGAGAACAGGGCATTGCGGCAATTGACTCGGGCCAACCAACGGCGCTCTATTTTGCCGAGTGGTCACTTCCACCCGGTGTCAGTCTTGAAGATCGGTCGCACTGGGGATGGGCTAACCCCGCACTCGGGACGACCATCACGGCGAAGGCTTTGGAGTTGGCTTACGACTCACCAAACCGTCAAGCGTTCATTCGTGGCCACCTCAATCTGTGGGTTGATTCGACAAATTCCTATTTGCCGATCAACTTGTGGAACGACCGCAAATCTGAGCGACCAGCACCAGCAACCCAGTGGCTTACTATTGACTCATCGGTAGACGACTCGCGCTACGTCGGAATCTCCACTGCTTTTGATGACGGTCGCGTGATCGTTTCGGTCGCGTTCGTTGTCGAGTCGGCTGCTCAAATGTGGGAAGAAGTTGTGCGGATCATGCACGACCAAACCGTGAAACTTGCTGTCACCCCGTCGCTAGAAATTCACTGTCCCCCAGACCTACGGCGTCGTATGCAAATCGTCGGCTACGCCGAGTTGCTCAAATGGACTGCAGCTTGTCGCGCCATGATCGTGGAGGACCGCGTCAACCACACTGGCGATATCGCACTAGCCGAACATCTCGCTCGAGCCGTGGCCGTCAAAACAGGCGGATCAATTGTGCTCAGTTCGCAAAAGTCACCCGGACCGATTGAGTTAGCCCGGTGCGCAGTGTGGGGAATCATGCTGGCGTCCAAACCAGTGCGGTCGTCGCGTGCCGCTTTCGCTTTCGGCTAGGGGTACTTACATAGACGCAAAATCTGTGAGAGACTCGCAAGTGATGGCTCTTTTCGGTAGCAAAAAGCAGAACGCAACCCCTGCGTTTGCGTCCGCGCCGATACAGGCTGCAGCAGGTTCTGCCGCACAGGTGGGTCAGTTCTATACGTACTCCGTCGGGGCGTCGCAAGAACTGGCCCTCTCTGTTCCCACTGTTGCCCGCTCGATTCAAATGATCGCGTCCATGGTCGGCTGCTTAGAACTGAAGCATTACACGACGCAATGGACTGGCGAAGAGTACGAAGAGATCTATTTGGAGAACGAGTCGTGGATGGATCAGCCCGATCCAAAAGTCACGCGCAACTTCATCTTCTCCCAGCTCGTCACGGACCTCATGCTTCACGGTCGCGGATTCTGGTACATCACCAGCCGATCCACTGCCACAGGACGCCCGCTTTCGTTCCAATGGTTACCCGCCGCAATGGTGACGACCATGGATCAGGCTGGACCGCAATGGTTCGGCC